TGTTTTTTCTGTACTCTGGGTCGTTGTGGGCTTTGCTCATAGTGCTAGCGCCCTCGCAGGCTCGGTTGCTTGCGGTTGAGTGTGGTTGTGTTTCATGTCGGGCTCGTCTCGGTTTGTTTTGTTTTGTTTTCAATGTTAGTTCGTTGTGAGATTAAACCTAGTGCGATAGCCCCCCGTGCGTTGCCTACAGTCGCACTCCCTATTTCATTACGTTGCTTGATGCCGTGTTACCACGCGCATCATCTACCCACGCTTTCCGTGTTTTACCCAACACCGTTGCACTGGTGCAGGTCATGCCCGTAATAGTTTTCGGTATGTTATCGGTATGTTAATTCTGTAACGCCTTTATCACTTCCGATGCCTCTTTAACTGTCAATGCTTCAATGCTTGATACTTGTTTGCCGATCACTTTGTCTATGTATGGCATCATGTCCGCTGTGCCTATTTTCTTTGTGCCAAATAGTGCGCGTATCATTCCGCGCTGCTTAGGTGACGCATACGCGACTTGAGCGACTGTCTGTGTGTCACCAAATGGTTGTTCTAGGTCGTCTCGAATGGGCGTGATGTCTGCGACTGATGCTGGCTGTCTTGCTTGAACTTCGTTGCGTGACGCGATGCTTTTACCTATCCCCATGCCAAGGAACCCGAGCGCCCGACCGAGACAGCTGGTGCTGGCGTTCATCATTTCCGACCCTCTGGTAAAGGGACTTTTGCCAGGTATCGGCTCCCAGCAGTAGGCAACTGTTGGCAACATGTCGTCAGCGGAGCGCCATACGGTGCAACTGATCTCGACGTATTGCTGATTGTCTACAGTCACGATTATTGGCTTTGTTTCTTGTATGCGTAAATCTGGAAACTGTTTAAGAGCTTGAGCTAGTCGAGTTGGTACATCTACATAATCGCCCAGGTTAAATGCGTTCATGATCGGTTTAATCGGTTGAGTGCCGTTGTCGCCAATTCGCCAACCTGAAATTTCATCTCATCAAGTAAGCAGCGACATTCTTGCAGGTCTTGAATAGTTTTAATTAACAGTCGTTCTACCCTGCGATTGTTTTCTGTCAGTACCTCGTTTTGTTTGCGTGCTACCACCAGTTCGCTAATCAAATACTCGTTAGTGGATTGCGCCTCGTCAAATTCGTGCATTATTCTCCCTCGGTAATGTATTTAATTAGTGCTTTAAGTTCTGTTATCTGGTCTAGTAATTCTTTGTTTTCGGCTTTAAGTGCGTCACGCTCGCGCGCTACTTTCATGCCATGCTCGGCAGAGTCTCGGAGCTGCTCTCGACTGCCGTAGTGCGGGTCGTAACTGCGTCTCATATTAAGCACCAAACTCTTATTGGGGACATGTGGCGACGTTTAGACGGTATGTAGTCCCCAGTGGGCATTATTAAATGTTCTTTATGTAGTTTTGACATCACTGCACCGAGCGCCCTGTTGTCGTGCGCTTCAATGCTTTTGTGCGTCTCTAGCCAATTCCACACGTCGTCACTTGTGAAGCGTTGGCGCATGCGTCCGACGTTTATTACTGCTGATCGTGCGCAGTCTTTGAATGTGTCGCTGGTATTGGTTGCTATCTGGGCGATTGCTTCGTCGCGTTCTCGTATTGCATCAAATAGTGTTTTCTGATTAGTTTCCACGCGTTACCAGCAATTCAAATCGGCGTACCTCGGACTCCAAGTCTTTTATTCGTTCTTCAAGTTCGCTGATAATGCCCATGAGATACCGCACTTCAATCTCTAATACACGTTTTGGTGTTTCGGGCATTTTGCTGATCTGCTCACCAATCAATCTGAACTCTTGCATGCGCTTGAGCGTCTCTTGGTGTTCTCTTTCCATTTGCATATTAAATGTTTCGTCGTATTCGTTCTCGGTCATTTCTTTCTCTTTTCTGTTGTGGTTAATTTAATCTAAAAATATCATGCAAGCTATTCTTAACGTAAGCATGTAGCAAAGTATGAACCAAGCCAAATTTTGCAGCGTTCTTATTTGCATGTTTTCGTTCTGTGGCATGTATCCCACGCAGACCAGCCGACTCGAATATAGATCAGTCGTGCAGCTTGCAAATTTGTTAACGGGTCTAGCAGTGGTTCTTGAGTGCATATTTTCATTTGTTTACAAATTAAACCGTCGTATTGTGCATGGTCAGGTTTCCAGTGCACACCGTTAATCTGCATCAAGCCTGAGTCTGATCTGTGCGACCATTCTGCTACGCCAGTTATGTTGCAGTTTTCGTCAACAATGTCACCGCCAGCACGATTAGGACAGCACCCAGACTCTCGCATGGCATATTTGGTTAATTGCGGTATTTGCTCTGTAGACCAGCCTGCCTGCATTGCTACTGCTGGTAGCCATGAACAGTCACCGTGCCTGTATACGGGCGCTGGAAGCGTTGTAGTGGTCATTGGAGGCACATAACGGTATATGTCTGCCATAGCCTGCCCAAAGCCACCAAGAGCCTCGTAGGGCTTGTCTGTTGGCGTGGTGCTTGACATGTCTGGTCTTGGTTGTGGCACTTGGTAAGCGCCTAAGCCGATTGCAGATAACGCAAACGCGATAGTTAGTTTGATGAATAGGTGCATGAGTGCCCTCGACTTTCTCGGTCAAGAACTACCCTACACGGGTTTTATGGTCACATGTGGAATTAGTCCAAATACCCTATTCCAAGCCTGTTGAGCGAGTTCTGGACTGTGCGCGATAGCTGAGTTCACCTCGACATGCCACCAATCGCCTTCCTCGCATGTAAACGCTTTCCATGTAGCACGATCACAACGCCACGATCTTTTCATCGCATAATCAATTACTAGCTCTATGCCGAGCGTGTCGGCGTGTTCTAAACATTTGTTTATAAACGCGAGCGATACTTTGCGTCCGTCTTGTCGTCCGCGATTCTTTTCAGATTGCCAACGATAAGACAAGTCAACTGCCAAGCCTTTTGCATGATTAGAAACGACTCCAGGTTTTCCTCGTACATCTCTTAAAATCCAAGAACCATTATTCCAGAGGGACTTATCCGAATGAAAAATTGCACGCGTTAGCCATGCGTCCATTCCTTGCAGTGGTTTCGCTACTACTGGAGCTGCGTTAACTGTGTACGGTTTTATTTTTTTTTCTTGTCTTTGTCTTGTATAAACAAACACGCTAAGTCAGGATCGCCAATTTTGGTGCTAATCCAAGCCAGCACCGTGCTCGTAATTGGCATGAGCATAAAAATTAGCTCGCGGTCAAGTTTTGATTTCCAAAGAAAATAACAAATAACGCCCTGAAGTCCGCCCTTAAATGTTTGGTCGGCAATCTGTTTAGTTGAGTTCATGACAAGATCGCTAGCAGTTCGTCGTTAGTGATTCCGAGCCTGTCAAGAATTGTTTGGCGTGTGTCGGCTTTAAGTTTGTCGGCTTTTGCTTTTGCTGTAGCTTCTTTTTTTGCTTGCGCTTGATCTTTTTCATATTGTGCAAGTTCGCCAGCGTTCATATCGCGAGTAATAATTTCGCCTGTTAATGCGTTGTGAATTGTTATTTGTGGGGTAGTCATTTTTAAGCCTTTGCTAATCCATATATAGAAACCGTACCGCTCGTAACTGGTCCGCTAGGGAATAGTAAAACTAGATCGGTGTAACTTGTGCTGGTATTTACGAGACCGCTTGAGAGACTGCCAAAATTCTGAGTACCAGTTGCCCCGTTTGCATTGACGGCGAAAGTTGTTTTTACAGATTCAAACGGCGACGACACACTTAAAAATAGAGAGTTACCTCTAACGGCAGATGCATTACTAATTAAACAATTCGAAGTGTCGTCATACCTATAGCCGCCTTGACCAACGCTAGAACTATCTACATATAACTGGTAATTGCAATAATTCGAACCAGTGTCAGGCGTACCGCTAGTACCGTAACGCATATTTATAACGCCACCACACGCAAAGTTAGAGAACCGAACCTCGTAATGTGTATAAGTTGTTGAAAAACAATTAGTAATATTTGTTTGGGTACCGCTTAAATTTGTAGTGCTAATAAAAGTTAAACCGCTAGAAACTGCTGGAGCTGGAGCGAGAGTCGCCCAGGCTGCACCGTCATAGTATTGCACTACGTTTGTGGATTCGAGATAACACAACTGACCCTCTGCAAGGGTTTTTTCGCCTGCACCGCCAAAGCCTGCGTCTCGGGTAATTGTTGTAGCAAACACTGGAACGCCTGTCCCAGCACTCTGGTTTAATTGCGCACCATATAAAACTTGACCGTCAACAAATGTCGGAACCGTTGTCTGTGTATTTGCCATAATTCTCCTTAGATTACCCTAAAACATTGTCTGCGCCGAGTATCCCGTATATCGGGTCCCCGATCACGAATTGGTAGACGACCGTTGTAGGACTTGTCCAGTAGGTGACTGAGTGCCCTCTGTTTACGTCTATGCGATGTTCGATGCCTTCAATGGCTAACTCTTGAGCTAGTTCTGTTGTGGAACTGCCAGAAGTTATAAACGTTTTTTCTATTGTGATCGTGGTGCCTATGTCGACTGTGGCGAGCAGGTCGCGTTGAGCTTCGGTCAAAATAAAAAACTCTGTTTGTACTGAAGTATATCGCGCACTCGGTTGGGGTATTAGTAGATATTCGGCAAGCGTCAAAGCTGCAGCGTTGTTATGTAGCAGACTATTTGTAATTGATTCGGTCTGAATAAAATAGACCGCTTGGCTTGCTAAATCCTCGGCGACTTGTGGACTTCCGTTAAGAATAGAAACACTTGCTCTATTGATTACTTGGTTTGCTTCAAAACTTATTCCTACTCCGTTGTATCTAAAATTTGTGCCGTCGTCGTGGAAGTCTGCGACTGGAGCCGAAATCGTATTTCCGATTCTTGGCTGGAATGTGATGTAGCCGTCTCTTGCCATAAAGAGCCTGCCTTGCTCTGCGACGTTTATTTGATTGCAGTAGGCAAGCGCGTTAGTGCCGTTGTTTACCGTAAACGCTGCTGCACCGCCGAGAGTCTGAGTGCCTGTCGTGATGTCGCGCTGGGCGATTGGAAACGATATTTCTGGTCTGTCCAGTACCGCGCTAAGTCGAGCGCTAGACAGTTGTTCGCTGACATTGAACTCAGCTAAGTCAGTTTGAGAAAGCAAATAAAAGTCGTCCGCACAGGATACCGTAACTGTATCAAGACCTCCAAGCGCAAAATTGTAATCGTAATTTACAACACGCCCGATAAATAAATACTCTTTAACGTCATAAGCGTCGTAACGTGAAAGTCTCACGCGCCTTAATGGTGCAAGTCCTGGCTGATCGTTAGCAGTGTCATAAAATGGTGAGTCTTGGTTAAATGGATTGAATACCCCCGTCGTATCCAACATTGTGAAAGACAGTGAGCCAGCGCCAAACTGGTCGCCCATGTCGCGCCTACCGCGTCGACACGTCAAAGAATTAACGCCGTCTAAAACCTCTGCAAACTCTGTCGTGCCTCCAAGAACATAATCTGGACCGCCTAAAACTCCTCTAGTTGCCGAGCCCAAAGTAAACGCGTCAATTAAAAAACCTGTGTCTATCTCCAGCGAATAGTTACCAGAGTCGACTACTGCAACCCCTGGCATTAGATAGCTATCTGTAAATCAAGCGGACCCGATACACGCTGATAGGCGAGCAAACTGTTTACGACTGATTCGCCGATCTCTGCTGATGTTGCTAGTCCGCCAGTGACGTTAATAGTGATGTCGCCACGATTAGCAATACGTTCAGCAATGCCACCCATGAAGCCTGGCATCGCGCTAGGTCCTTGATACGGTCCGCCACCGCTATTACCGCTACCACCGCCACCACCGCCACCACCGCTCGACACGGGAGGAGCAACAGTTGGCATAGTTGGCATAGTGATTCCACCGATTGAACCTGTACCGCCTTCGCGAGCAAAACCTGAACCTACTGCTGCAGGACTGCTACTGCCTCCAATCGTCGGCAGATTAATAGTTGCTATTTGATTAATGTCCGTAAATGGGCTTAATAAATTCATTGCTTTAATTATGAGATTGACTGCAGTAATCCAACCGTTGGCAAAGTATTGAAAACCTATCATTAATCCATTAAGTACACCGTTGACAATGTCTCGAAATATCTCAAATTTGTTATATGCGTAAACAATGCCGACCACTAATGCAGCTACGCCTGCAGCAATCGCTGTAAATGGGTTTAATGCCATAGCAAAATTGACTGCCATAATCGCAGTTGAAATTGCCGTGATTGCTCCAGCGATAGCTAAAAACGCTTTCGGGTTATTTTGTGCCCAGTCGGCGAAACGTTGCAACACTGGTAGCACTGCTTGAACGACTGGAAGCAGTGCAGCGCCGATTGATTCTTGAGTTTCGCTAATGCTGTTTTTAAGTATTTTGAATTTGCCTGCTGCAGTGTTTGCCGATGCAGCTGCAGCGCCTGCAAAATTGTCTGCAAGTACTGTCATAACCGTATCTAGTGTTGCGCCTTCTTTAATCATGGCTTTAATCTCTGGAGATAACGCCTGAAGTCCCTTCATGTTTCCGCCGTAAGCTTTAGCGAGCGCGTCAGAAACTTCCGCGAGTGACTTTCCTGTACCTATTGACACGTCCTGGCTGATCGTTAATGCTTTAGTTGCTTCTTCGATGTCGCGTGTACCAAGTAACAACGACGCAAAGGCTGGACGAAGCTCGCTGTCCGCAGTACCAGTCGCTCGACTAAAAGCGCCGATCATGTCCTCTGTGGCTTTGACTTGTGCGTCGGTTGCCTGTACTGTATTAGTCATCGCTGTAGCAAGCAGAACTTGTTGCTGTTCGTCCTCGGCTGCTGCTTTAGCTGCAAGTCCTAGTGCGCCTGTTACCGCTGTGAGTGCAGCTGCAGCTGGGAGCGCTGCTTTCTGTAAAGCAAAGTGAGCTTTCTCGCCGTTAGTTTCTAACTGCTTAAATTGCTGTATTGCTTTGTCAATTCCTTTGCCGTCAAACTCCGCAATAATCGGTATAGATAGCATTTAAAGTTCTCTCTGCACTGTGCGCATCGCGTCCATGACCGCAGACTTTAGTTCTTTCTCTACACCTCTACGCGCTTTATACACTGCAGGTCCGATAAGTCGAGTGCGTCCAGGACCTACAAAGCCAAGCGAGTTACTTAATCTGTTTGCGTTAGCGCGTCCAGCAGTCTCAAAGATCGCTGCAGCTGGGTCCTTTTGTTCAATCAAGATCACGCCTACCGCGTTGCGTCGAGTGTCAAAACGCATTTTCACTCCGTTAACTGCTTTGGAAACTGTAAACGGAAATAGTTTTCTATCGCGTTGAGTCCATTTATATTTCATGCCACTAAGCGGAAGCGCTGTATAAACATCTCTGCCAGCTTGAACTGCTGGCTGTGCAATTAGTGTCGCCTGAGCTTTAAAATCCTTTTGTAGTTGTGGGTCAATTTTGCGCAAACCGTTAATAGTGTCTTTAACTCCGACGACTGAAATAGTTGTACTGACCGACATTGTTACCTCTTACGACTATTTAATATCGTAATGACTGTTAGCAGGTCGCGAGTGTCAAATTCGATATGGGCTGGATACCACCCTGTAGCTACTAGAAGTTCTGCTAGTTGCCTTCGGTAAGTTCCAGCCCCGTAGGGTTTGGGTCTGTTTGGTCAACTGCTGTCACTTGCATATCTGGATTCTGTTCAAGCCATTCGCGCCAAGTTTTTGGAACTTTGTCGCCTGCAAGCTTTACCAAATTGTAAGCCCAGCAAACTAGATCGCTGTAGCCGATTCCTTTACCGTCCGAGACGCGCCTGTTTTCGGTTTTTTCCCATTCGCATATCACAAATAAATTAGTTGTTAGTTCGCGTTCAGTTTTGCCGTCCGCTAAATCTAATTTTAGTTTGACTTTCATTGTGTCCTGTTCTCGGTCAGGTATGACCGTCTAATTATGGGGTTATGTCTCGGTTCCAGTCTCCACCATTCGCCGAAAATGTTACCATCGCAAGCTCTCCAGTAGTCGAATTTATTGGAGTAAACGATTCAAGCATTCCGTCACTTAACTCCCAATATGGGTTACTGTCCGACTTTGCGCCCGAGCTTGGGTGGACAACCATTGAGAAACTGCCATTACTGAGCAGATCGTAAAGAGTCGCTTCAATAGAGCTGGAGCCGTAATCCAAATAAAGTTCTACGCTGCACGACCAGAAATTAAGTCCTGGAGTTTGTTTGTCGCCTGTGTCACCAAACGCTGTGCTAGTTAGCGCGTGTCGTCCTGCAGTAATTGCGCAAGTGTTGCCAGATGAACTTATGTCGACTGCACCGCCCGAGCCTGTCACTGTGATAACCGCGTTACTTAAAAAAGTCATATTTTCTCCTTGGTTGTAGTAATAGTTTTATCAGGTTTAATCGTGCTTAGTGTGGATATTGTTATGACGTTCTAGCTTCGAGCCCTACGCTCAGGTCGTAGCATGGAAATTCTTGACCGCCTACTTCAAGCGTGCTGGGTCGCCCCGACATTACAACTATTGTCGAGCCGAGCACTGTGGCAACTATTGACATAATCTGTCGAAGCACTGGGAGCCCTGCTGGACCAGAACCGACTACTTTTATTGGAAAGTCCATGCGAATTATGTTGCCGTTACCAGCTGCCGTCGTGAAACTTGGCGCTAAAAGAAACACGCAATTAGGCACGATCTTTGTCGGGTCGTTTATAACTCGCAAGCCTGAGACTGCTTCAAGTGTTTCAGTGAGATCGTCTAAAGCTTCGTTTAATAAATCTGTGTACGCCATTAGGCAACCGAAGGACGATTGATACCGAGTAACTGTTTCACTATTGGCGTGAGCGATTGCTGTGGGGCTTGTCCCATTGTGTCAAATGATGCAAACGCGTTCTCTAGTGAACCTCGACTACGCCAAATCGCTGCACCGTACATCAAAGTACCGAGAGTCACGTCACCGCCTGGAGACGTGTCTAACTGGTCGTAATAATTTGATTCCGAGCGCCTGCGAAAACAAAACGCGTTCGCTGCCAAAACTGACTGCTGTAGCAAAACGTAGTCGTCGGTTTCCTCGTCAATTTGTACCCCTAGATATGCGAGCAAGTCTGCGTCGGTTATCCAAGTGCAAAGCAGCTCCCAAGTGATCGTCCCTGCAGCTGGAGCGCGAACTACTGCGTCCCCAGTGCACATATACATAACTTGATTAGCTAGCGGAATGTTTGGGTCAAACATTGGAAAGCCAGAGTCGCTAGTGCCAATGTAATAATACTCTGGCAGATCGTAAACAATAAATTCGCCGTCAAATGCTCCGCCGACATCATCGACGGTAATGCTTTGACCTAATTCAAATTCGGCGTTCTCTAATGTTTGCAGAACTGCAAAGTTATTTGTTAACTGTTTGCTTTTTACGTTATAAATTGTCATGGCGGTAAAGCCCGCCCTAACTAACCGCGTTTAACGAATTTGGTTCCGTCAATCATCACGGACGCGAAGTAGCCCCGCCACGCTATTGTTCTGGAGAGCTGACTCGGATTCTCGATACTGAGGGCTCCCTTAGGGGTTTCCCAATTCTCGAAACCTGACGCGTCAGCAACGATCAAGTTACCTGCTGGCAAGAAACGATCTACAACTACTCGCAAACCGAAAGCCAGCGCGTCAGTGTTGCCTGGAGTTACTGAGCCGTAGGCGTTCATCGGTCCGACTGCTGGAAATAACGGTCTGCCCGAGTCGTCCACCAATCGTCCAAGCGCTGCGAAATACGCGGGAGTCATGATGAGATGAGTCGGTAGGTTTCCGTTTGAGTTTTCAAGAATTGTTACTGCTGCTTCGTAAACGAATGCAATCCAATCTGCTGGAGAGTCTGCGTCGGTAAGTGTTGCAGTTTGTGTAACACCTGCTGCAAGAGCGTCAGCTGCGACGTTGTCAGTTGTATTGGCATATACGCGAGCCATGTCGTCGAGGAGCGCGCCGAGGACCTCGGGCGAAGTCCAGTCGATTGAAGCTTCCGAAAGCGACACATAGCCACCGTAAATGCCCTTTGTAACTTGAATGTCGTCCACGATGAACTGACCTGCAGTAATCGTTGTGGATTGTGTAACCGAGCCTTGCGATACGTTCGTTGTTACTTTTGGACGAATGAACACTTTGCCAGATGTTGGCATAGCGCGAACTCCAATAGCGTCGACAATCGGACGCATGCCGACCAAATTATTATAAATTGGTGAGACGGTCGGTACAGGTAGCAAGCCGTCAAGAGTTGAAGTGTTTACGTCTGGAGCTGATGCTTTGATTCCGTCAACCATGCGAGCGAAAGTTTCTCCGCCTTGACATGCTGCAACGATGTACTCTGCAGCACTTGGCATGCGGAATTCTCGTTTTGGTTGAGCCCACAATTTTTCAACTGCGACTGCTGCTGCTTCGACTACTGGAGTTGTTTCTGTTGACATGATTATTTCCTTTGTTTCGTCCTGTGGATTATTTAACTCTATTTCGGGTTCTATTTGTGGGATACTCGCAGCGACATCAGTTATTACTGAACCGCTGAAAGCTGGCTGGCTGACTACCGAAAGCTCGTTGAACGTAGCCTGCTCGATAACCATTACGCCTAATTTGTTGTAACTAAATTTTTCTACGTTTACGCCAACTGAGACCTCGGAAAGCGTGCCGTCTGACATTAGCGTTAAAGCTGTATTTCCAAGCTCTGTTGCCGAGACTGTTGCACGAAACATTAAAGCGTCTCCGCTGTCAATTCTTTCCACCACTTGCCCAATTATTTGTGTCGGGTCGTGCTGGAGGTAAAGTTTCGGGTTACGTCCGTCAACTGGAAGCGAGCCTTTCATAAACATAACTTGCTCGCCTGATGAAACTACCGCGACCTGATTCCATTCAACTGCTACGCCACTGATTGAGCGCCTCGGAGATTCCCCAACCGAGGCTGCGTCAACCGTGATGAGATGCGAGGGACTAAATCTGATCATGATTCTGAGCCTACATTATTCATTCTGTCATTTTGTGGCATCTCTGGCATTGAGTCCCCGTCGATGAAATCGTCCAGGTCGAATTCAATATAAGTTCCGTTAGGTAGGACGTTGTTCATGCTGAGCGTCTGAGTAATGCACTCTCCAATTTGCTTAGCACCGAATGTCCACAAGTCCTGGCGCGCTTCGACGCTGTTCGTGTAAGCGTATGAGCCGACTGAGAGATTAAGCAAGTACGCGGGGACTCCGCACGCTCGCGAGAGTTCCATTGATTGAAATTCTGCCGAGTCTATTAAAAGCATTTTGTCTGGACTGGACGTGGTTTCCACATAATGAACCTCGGGCGAAAGCGCTGCAATTTGGTTAGTCATTCGAGCCTCTTGGAAAGCAGCTGCCAACTCTTGCAGATCAGAACTTGACATGCTCTCCGAGTTTGGTTGCACTTGCAAAATACCTGCAGCGATTGCCGACGACGCATTTCGATAACGCGCTTCCTCTAATTTGATTGCAGTATTTATTGTCCGTTGTGAAGCGTAAACGATACCCTCGTTACCTGACAAGAATTGCACTACGTCACTTGTCGGAATTTCTGCGCCGTTGAAATATAAATTGCTGGCTTGACTAAACCAAATGTTTTGAGTCTGGTCAGTGCTCGTAATCATGCTCGCTGGAAGTCGAGAAAACGACGCTGGAAACCCGTCAGCCGTCCTACTGCTGATATACCAGAAGGCTCTGCCGAAACTAAATAAATCCGCGCACGTCCACGAAAGCATAAAGTTGTTTGTCGTCGCTGGATTGATTCTGCGAAGCCAAGAACGTGGAGCGAGATAAACTTTTGTCATTTCCTCCTCGGTTTCGTTCCAGACTTCGTTATACATTCGCAAACACATTGAGCCGATAACGCTGCTAATCAGTCCGAGAGATCGTGAGTACGCTGGAACGCTCATAGCGCGATTAAATAATTCGCCTTGCGTATATGTGTAATAATCGCCGACCATAGCGCTCGAAGCACTACCGCCCGCTGCAGCTGCTACCGCTTTAGTTTTGTTTGTGCCGAATATGCTCATGCGCTAAGTATGCCACTGCACTGCGTAAGTGTGGTGAATAGGTGCTGGGCGCAACGGACCGAGAAAGCAGGTAACGCCCAGCCACCCAAACAGATATTAGCGTGAACCTACAACGATCATCGGTTTGCCACTTGAAGTCGGTTTGCTGGTAAGTGCTGCAGCCCAAACCATGCACCGCGCTAATTCGATAGGTCCTGGAGAGCGTTGAGAGCTGAGCGCGATGCTGTTCTGTGACCTGACCGCTACCGCTCGTTGGACGTGCTCGGCAAACATTTCCTCGCCTGTATGCCACAACAATTTTTCGCCGATCATGGCGCGGACTCTTGGAGTGAATTTCAATATCTCGCCGTAGCCGACAACTATTCGCCGACGCTCTAACGCTGGGAGCCAGTGCAAGTCAATCGTTGGAGTTATCGCAAATTTGATGCTCGGATTCTTTGCTAGTTCTTGTGCGCGTAAAATCATTTCGTCGTAAGTGTCCACAACAAATTCAACGGTCGCCACTGTGCGCCGATCAGGTAGCACTACGCAACGTACCGCGAAATATCTGGAGTCGTCCAAACTGGATTCAATAGCGACTGTTCCTCCGTCTGGCATTGTGTCGAGGTAATGCAGCTCCGACCAGATACCAGGCTGTATCCATGCTTTATCACTAGCTACCCAGAGATTACAACTGGCTCGCAAGAACGAAGCTCGGTCAGGGTTTTCAGATTCAGCAATAATAGTTTTCAACGTCAAAGTTTTACCAAGTGCAGGGTTCGCATACGCCCAAGCCTCGGGATTATCTAAAGGCGATAACTCTGGTGGTGGGCTCCATTCAGCAAAATAGAAACTAGAATTTTGTTTAGTATCAATGGCTCGAAGTCCTTGCTCACGCCATTTAAGCATCGCGGTACTTGCCTCAGTGCCAGCAGTAGACCAAAGACTGAGCAGAGGATTCGGTTTAGCGCGTTGAGCTGGGAGCAATCCTCCGTCAATAACCTCGCGTGAAATATCCCACATTTCGTCCGCGACAATTAAGTCACATGACATACCGTGACCGACTGAATGATTAGCTGCTCTAAGAAACCATTTAGAACCGTCGCGCATAGTCACCGAGTTTCTACCGTACGATCTCATCAAAGTAGCGTTAAAACGTTTCTCTAAAATTGGTGCCAAGTTATCAAAAAGCATCACTGCAAGATCAAGTCTGTGAGCGGTACTTAAAACCGTCTGTTTCAATCCGCTGATCTTAGGCATCTCAGTAAGCCACCAACCGACAAGAGCCATTAAAGCGACGGTCTTTCCGTTCTGTCTAGCTGTAGAAACTAGCGAAACTCTGTTGCAAAGATCACCGCTGAAGTCATAAAGCAGCTGCCCTTCAAGAACTCTTAACTGCCAAGCCATTAGCTCAACTTCGAGATACTCCCTAGCAAATTCCCTAACTCCGTCAACGTACGACCCAGCGTGCTCGGGCAATACCGTTTCGAGTCTTGGCTGATCTCTGCCAGTTACCGCTAATCCTGGCTGGTTTGGGTCATCGGGGATAATCCTGAG